AGAACTGCAAATTCTTACGTGTGCCAATCATTATTAAATGTTGGCAATAGAAATGATACTTGAGATTACACTATGATACCGGGTAGTATTCATCCTTTAATTGCCGGTAAAAAAGAGTATCTGGTTCCCAACTCGCTGCGCTTCCGCGCAAGCAACAGCGGCAACCTCTCCCGCACGCCCGCAAGCGCTGGCAACCGCAAGACCTGGACATGGAGCGCGTGGGTGAAGCGCGGCACGTTAGCAACTTATCAACATCTTTTTGTAGCTGACCCGGCAGCAGGCACTAACAACACTTACTTATCTCTACATTTTGACTCTTCCGACCGTTTAGTTTCTAGCGGCGGTGCTACTATTTGGCGCACGACGACTGCCGTCTTCCGCGATCCGGCGGCTTGGTATCACCTCGTCGTCGCGCTCGACACGACGCAGGCGACGGCCGCTGATCGCGTGAAGGTCTACGTCAACGGCACGCAGATCACCTCGTTCAGCACCAGCAACAACCCGGCGCTCGACGCAGACCTCGGCATAAATCAAGCTGCACTTCACGTACTTGGGAGATTTGTAAGCGGCGGCGGCACTTATTTCGACGGCTACATGGCCGAGGTGAACTTCATTGACGGCCAAGCCCTGACGCCCTCCAGCTTTGGCCAGACCGACAGCACGACGGGCGTGTGGATTGCAAAGAAATACGCTGGCACCTACGGAAACAACGGCTTCTATCTAAAGTTCTCAGATGCTTCTGCTGCGACCGCAGCTGCAATAGGTAAGGACAGCTCGGGCAACGGAAATAACTGGACTCCCAGCGGCATCAGCGTCACGAGCGGCGTCACGTTCGACCAGATGACCGACACGCCGACGAACACCTTTGTGACGTGGAACCCACTTTCCAATCAAGACGGATCGACGCTGTCGTTCGCAAACATGCGAGCTACCGGAGGGGGGTCGGCTCGCGCCGTCATCGGTACGTCGGCGCTCGACGGCACGACGAAGGTTTACGTGGAGTTCGATGTCACAACGTTTTTTAATATCAACTATCCGATGATTGGGATGTTTAGCATCAAACATAACCAGCCGACCGGACAACTTGCTACGGCAGGAACCGGCGTTCGTGGGTTTTTGATTTACCCGATTTCTACCAACGGTGGGTTCATCAACTTCGACGGTTCTCAGACTGCCTTTAGTAGGTCGATTAGTTACAATGCTAACGGCAAAAAAGTGGGTGTCGCTTGGGATCCCAACACCGGTAAGGGGTGGATTAGTGTGGATGGCTCGTATGACGGCGGCGGCGATCCGGCTACAGGTACTAGCCCGACGTTTACTGCGACAAACTTGATCGGCCACCAGCTTGCTCCTGCTATTTCGACTTATGACACCAGCGTTGTGGACCTGAACACTGGTCAGCGCGCCTTTTCCTACACGCCGCCCAGCGGGTTCAAGTCGCTCAACACCGCCAACCTCCCGACGCCAACCATTAAGAAGGCTAATAATTTTTTTGATGTTGTAACGTATACAGGTAATGGATCAACATCAAATGTAAGCATTACAGGATTGAATTTTACTTCAGATATGCTTTGGTTTAAGAGAAGAGATTCCTCAACAAATGGTGATCATGTTATAGTAGATAGTTCACGGTTAAGCCAATTGACATCCGCCAATACATTTATTTCTAATACAGGATTAAATTGGGCAGGTGATACTGGAAATTGGGTATGGGGCATTGATGCATCAAATACAGGAATTAAAGGACCTATTGGTGGATCTCTTGGAGGAAATATTAGAACAGGTATATATTATGACGTAGATATTGATGCAAATACTCCATTTGAAGTTGAATATCAATTAAGAGGAACTGATTCGGCAAATACACATGGACTTATTGCAATATATAGAAAAGAAGATCAGGGTAATATAGGAACTGTTAGCAATCGTTATAATCTAGGAATGTTTTCATCTTCATCAACACATTGGGTTGGTGGTGTAAATCCGGCACCAACCATAGGAATTGGAGTAACGCATTATTCAACAACTGCTGAGGTTATTGAGGAAGTATCTGCAAATGCCGTTTTATTGACATCAAATGTTGCAACGACTAATGTGTTTGTTCTTGCTCGTGAGGCAGATGGTAATCTAAGAGTATATAGAACTAATGCTTCGGGAACTAGGGTATTACTAAAAACTCATCCTGAAAAAACAAATTCAATAATGAGAGTTGCCTTAAGTTCTTCAGCTGAGGGTAATAATCTAGGACTTCAATATTTAAAAATAAATTTAGTTAACGTAACTTCTACAGCTGGAAGATATGCCTCTCAATATCCAAATCTTACAACTTTCGACAAAATTGAGGAAGAATTTGTTTCATTCAATTCAAATGGATTCACAATAAAAAATAACGGAATTAATGCTGCGGCTGATGGTTCTCGTATAACTTCGCGATTAAATATAAATGCCGCTACTATGGTATCATGGGCATGGAAAGAACACCATAGTGCAGGATTTGATATTGTTACATATACAGGATCTGGAGCAAATGCAAACATAAGTCACTCTCTTGGTGTAGCACCATCAATGTTAATTGTTAAACAACGTGCATCAAATACTGCAACAAATTGGGCCGTGTGGCATACCGGCATTGCAAACACAAATTATTTTCTACTAAACTCTACTGCAGCCTCGGCAACCGGGGCAACATATTGGAATAGTATAACACCAAATTCCTCAACATTTAGTGTAGGCACTCATCTTGATGTAAATTTCAATAATGGAAGATATGTTGCTTATCTATGGTCTCAAGTTGAGGGCTTTAGTAGGTTTGGCAGCTACACCGGCAATGGCTCGACAGATGGGCCTTTTGTGTTTTGCGGATTTAGGCCGAGATACGTCCTAATCAAAAGTACCGCGGCGAATGACTGGGAAATTCGGGACTCCCTTCGTGATGGATACAACCCGGAAACGCCGCTACTGTTTGCCCACAAGACACAAGCCACATACGCTACTGACCCATACTATAAGATGGACTTGTTGGCTAACGGGTTTAAGCTGCGGAACATTAACTCAGCAAGCAATACTTCTGGACAAACCTATATCTTCGTCGCATATGCCGAAAATTCATTCAAGTACGCAAGGGCCAGATAAACTAAAGTAATCATAAATATAGAGTAATAGTTAGAAAGGAAAAAATATGTTTTTATTGGATGGAAAACGTCTACAAGTTGATATCCCTTTTATACATAATGGTATTCAATATCCTGCAAATTGGCTAAGATTAACAACATGGGAAGAAAAATCAGCAATAGGTATTACTGAAGTACCTGATCCTGTAATGCCAGATGATCGTTTTTATTACGTCAGCATGCAAGGTGATCCTGTGCCAAAAGATCTTGATTCATTGAAAACGAATTTCAAAAATCAAGTAAAAACTACAACATATGCAATGCTACACACAACTGATTGGTATGTTATTCGCAAACAAGAAACTGCAGTAGAAATACCAGAAAAAATTTCAAAGTATAGAAATGATGTTAGAACTGCTTCTACAGCAAATGAAGCTGCACTAAATTCAGCAACAAATTTAGAAGAATTTATTTCTGCCGTTAACAATATATCTTGGCCAATTTTTGAACAAACATAAAAAAAAGAAAAATGACACATGACAATTAATTTACCAAATAATCCTAATGATGGTGATGTATTTACTAGTAATAATGGTGTTCAATACACTTTTAGTGCTAGTAGTGGTAATGTATGGACTTCTCGTGGTTCTACATTACTAGCAAATGTAGTATATAAAACAGGTAACACCATGACAGGCAATCTTGTCATGTCTGGTGCCAATATTGCTTTTGCTACAGCAACAAATTCAGGAGTATACTGGGGAGGAACAGGATTATCATTCATTCATTCGCCAGCAGCAAATACAATTGTAATTGGAACTTCTCTTACAGAAGGTATTAGATTTGATGCAAGTGGCAATGTTGGTATATCAACCTCGTCTCCGATTGCTAAACTTGATGTGTCTGGTTCATTTAGTGTTGCAAAAGCAAACGTATTGCAACAAACCTTAACTTATACGGCAAATGCATTTACAAATTGGGATACTTCATTGGGTCAAGTTGCAACAGTAACTTTGACAGGAACAACAACAACATTAAATACCGCAACGAATCTAAGAGTTGGTACTTATATTCTTCATGTCATACAGGATTCCGTCGGCGGTAGATTAATAACATTTGGATCAGGGTACAAGTTTACTGGAGCATTTGCACCACCATTGACAGCAAATGCAAATGCACGAGATGTATTTTCATTCATATCTGATGGTACAAACATATATGGTGTAATGGTTCCTGATGTACGATAAATAATTCATAAAAGGCAACAACATGGCAACACCAAGTTCTCGTACCGCACTTATAGATTATTGCAAGCGTCGTCTTGGTTTTCCTGTCATTGAAATAAATGTTGATGACGATCAAGTTGAAGATCGTATTGATGATGCATTACAGTATTTTCAAGATTATCACTATGATGCAATTCAAAAAGTCTATTTAAAACACCTCGTATCACAAACCGATGTTGATCGACAATACATTGATATGACTCAAGCATCAGGTGTTGCTACAGTTGTATCTGGAAGTGCAAATGTTACTGGTTCTGGAACAAATTTTGCCGCCGAATTTACTGCTGGAGTTACACAACTTACAATTAATGATGAAACAAAAACAGTATCTTCAATAACAAATAAAAACTTAATGACAATGAATTCCGTATTTTCATCAAGTGCCAATTCTGTTCCAATTACTATTGTTGGTTCATCGGATCTTATAACGGGTGTTACAAGAATATTTCCATTATCATCAACAAATGCTACGGTTAATATGTTTGATCTTCGTTATCAGCTTCGTCTACATGAACTTTATGACTTTACATCAACATCATATGTTAATTTTGTGTTGACACAACAACATCTTCGCACATTAGATTTATTATTTTCGGGCGAACAACCAATAAGATTTAATCGTCATCAAAATAAGTTATATATTGACTTTCAATGGGGTACTGATATTCAGGCAAATGAGTATTTAATTATAGAAGCATATAGAATTATTGATCCAGAATCATATACTGATGTATATAATGATCGTTGGGTAAAAAGATATTCTACTGCATTGATCAAGCGTCAATGGGGATTGAACTTAAAGAAGTTTGGTGGTATACAGTTGCCGGGTGGTGTTCAATTAAATGGACAACAAATTTATGATGAGGCGGAATCTGAAATTACAATGCTAGAACAAGAAATGCAAGACAAATATGAAGTCCCACCAGAATTTATCCAAGGCTGAGACACTCAGTTGATATAAATGGCAACAAATCACTATTTCAATAATCATCCTGGCATTGTAACACCAGAACAGCTTTTAGTTGAAGATCTCATAATTGAATCTATTCAACAATACGGCTCTGATGTGTATTATGTGCCAAGAAAGTCACTTAGCTCCGAAGATAGTATCTATGGTGAGGATCCTGTAAAACTATATGATGCTGCATATCCAATGGAAATGTATTTACAATCAGCAACAGGTTTTGAAGGACCTGGAGAATTTTTTAGCAAATTTGGTTTAGAGATTCGTGATTCTGTTCGTTTGATTGTTGCTCGCCGCACATATGAAAAATATGTTCCAGTAGCAACATATCCTAGACCACGTGAAGGTGATCTTGTGTATTCGCCCGCACTTCATAACATTTATGAAATTAAATTTGTTGAAGAAGAAAAAACTTTTTTTATGCTTGGCCGTCGTCCACCATTATTTTATTTTTATGAATTATCTCTAGAATTATATAAATTTTCTAATGAAAGATTTAATACAGGTATTGATGAAATTGATGATATTGGCCGTGCATATTCTTACACACAAACAATGACTTTATCTTCTGGTGGAACTGGGACTTATAAACGAGGAGAACTCGTATATCAAGGCAATTCATTTGTTACGGCAACATCAACTGCAATTGTTAAGGATTGGTTTCCTTCAAACAATACATTACAACTAATAAACATGAAGGGAACTTTTTCTCAATCTGCAAATGTTAGAGGAAATACATCAAACGCACTATTTACATTATCCACATTTAATAGACAAAATTTTGATGGCGTATCTGATGAATTAACAAATAATCTTGAGATACAAACGGATGCAAATGGTATCATTGACTTTACGGAAACCAATCCGTTTGGAGAACCTTAATGTCAGGTATTTTTGGTAATCATTTTTACCATCGAATTACACGCAAAATTGTTGTTGCTTTTGGTTCATTATTTAATGAATTGCAATTGGTTAGATATAATAAAGCAGGAACAACCGAACTTGAGCGTATTCTTATTCCAATCGTCTATGCACAAAAAGAAAAATTCTTTAGCCGTATAAAAGGTGATCCTAATTTAATGAAGGATATACAAGTTTCATTGCCTAGAATGTCATTTGAGATTGTTGGTATTGATTATGATCCCACAAGAAAACAAAATAGTTTAATTCGTAATGTTAATCAAGCTACTGCTACAAGCACAACACAAAAAGCTCAGTATATGGGTGTTCCATATAATTATGAATTTAGTTTATCAATTTACGTTAGAAACATTGAAGATGGTTGGCAAATTGTTGAGCAAATACTTCCAATTTTTAATCCTGATTATACATTAACTTTGGATCTTGTAAGCATAATGGGAATTAAAAAAGATGTTCCTGTTCTATTAAATTCGGTTTCATATTCGGTAGATAGTGAAGGTGCTTATACTGAAGACACAACACGAATTGTTACATTTGATCTTACATTTACGGTAAGAGCAATGTTATTCGGACCAATTTCCGATTCAAAGATTATCACAAAAGCAAATACAAACATTTATGGTACGTTTAACTCAGGAACTTCTGGCGGATCTTCAATATATGTTCTTAATTTACAATCGGGTGGTTTTAGCACATTTAAAGCAGGTGAATTTATTTGGCAAGGAGGTACGTATCAATTTCCTGATGCAAAAGCTGAAGTTATAGAATTTGATGCAACAAATGAAAAACTATACATTAAAGATGTATTTGGATCAAAAAATAGTTTGGGTGCGTTTGTTGCTAATGTAAAAATAACAGGGGCATCATCTGGAGCATCGTGGAATGTATCAACTTCATATGTTTCAAACGTTAAACTTGTTATTAGCACTATTGTACCTGATCCAACGTCAGCAAATGTCAATAGTGATTTTGGCTTTACAGAAACAATTATAGAATTTCCAAATACGTTAGGATTATGATGAGCAAAATTGATGATAATCTAAGTGAGATATTAAATATTGAACCAGTAGTAAAGACAAGTCAAGAAGTTTCTACAATTGCATTAACACCAATTACGGAAACTGCAACGGATACACAAACGGATTATGATCTTACTCGTCAAACAATTCGTGCGTTAATGCGTAAAGGCGAAGAAGCACTCGATGAACTTTTGTTTGTTGCAAAACAAAGTGAGAGTCCAAGAGCGTATGAAGTTGTGGCTGGAATGATAAAAAATATTTCAGAGGTAACAAAAGAACTTATTGATCTACAAAAAAAGATGAAAGACTTAAATGAGGAATCTTCAAAGTCTACTGGTGGAGTTAATGTGCAAAATGCAGTATTTGTAGGATCAACGGCTGAATTACAAAAACTAATACGTCAGAGTAAAGAATAATATGACTGAATCAATGACATATATGTCTAATCCGAATTTAAAGCGTTCGGGTATTAAAATTGAATGGACATCCGAACAAATTAAAGAATATGTTAAGTGTTCGGATGATCCTGTTTATTTTGTATTAAATTACATGCGTATTGTTAATGTTGATGAAGGTCTTATTCCTTTCAAAATGTGGGATTTTCAAAGAGAAATGCTTGAGACATTTTATAAAAATCGGTTTGTCATATGTAAAATGCCTCGTCAGGTTGGTAAATCAACAACAATTATTTCATATCTATTGCATCAAATTTTGTTTCGTGATAATACGAGTATTGCAATACTTGCAAATAAAGGTTCAACGGCAAGAGAGTTGTTGGGGCGTTTACAGCTTGCATATGAAAATCTTCCCATTTGGTTACAGCAAGGAGTTATTACTTGGAATAAAGGTAATATTGAACTTGAAAATGGATCAAAGGTTTTAGCTGCAGCAACATCATCAAGTGCTGTTCGTGGTGGCTCTTTTAATATTCTATTTTTAGATGAATATGCATTCGTGCCTAATAGTCAAGCGGATCAATTTTTTAATTCGGTATATCCCACAATTTCTTCTGGTAAGACATCTCAAGTGCTTGTAGTGTCCACTCCAAATGGTTTAAATCATTTTTATCGTATGTGGTCAGATGCTACAAACAAGAGAAGCAACTATGTTCCGATTGAGGTTCATTGGTCACAAGTTCCAGGTCGTGACGAACAATGGAAAGAAGAAACTATAAGAAATACATCACTTGATCAATTTAAAGTTGAATTTGAAACTGAATTTGTTGGATCATCACACACACTAATATCAAGCTCAAAGCTTAAAACTCTTGTATTTAACAATCCTATTCGTCAAGAAAATAAATTGGACATATTGGAAGAACCACAAAAAAATCACACATACGTTGTAACAGTTGACGTTTCTCGCGGTCAAGGACTGGACTATTCGGCATTTTCAATTATAGATGTTACAAGCATACCATATAAACAAGTGGCAAAATATAGAGATAAAGATATATCTCCTTTATTATATCCTACACTTATATTCAATGCTGCAACCTCATATAATAATGCTTACGTTCTTGTTGAAATTAATGATATTGGTCAACAAATAGCAGATATTTTACACCATGAACTTGAGTATGAAAACTTGGTTAAGATACAAATAAAACCACGCCAAGGACAACAAGTATCTCAGGGTCACACAAAAAAGATACAGTTTGGTGTAAAAACATCTATAACTACAAAGAGAATTGGTTGCTCAAATTTAAAAACTTTAATTGAAAGTGATAAACTATTAATAAATGATTCTGATACAATTATGGAATTAATGACATTTGTCGCATTTCGTGAATCATTTGCAGCCGAAGATGGTAGTCATGATGACTTAGCAATGACTCTTGTTCTCTTTTCTTGGTTTATTGCACAAAGAAACTTTAAAGATTCACTAAATGGCGATATTCGTTCGGTTTTACAAAAAGAACAGTTAAACATTGCACAAGAAGATTTGGTGCCTTTTGGTATAATTGATGATGGTATAAATGATCGTGATATGGAAATTGCTGATATGGAGAGAAAGTGGCTTGATGAAAGAAGGTTA